ATTTTGGTGGAAGTTTAGTAAAAAAGTAGCTCATATTTGAGCATACAGCATCTAATTAGATGTTCTTTGATAAATCATACACAGGAGTTTCACTTTCCTCCTAGTAGTGAAAAAAAGGGGGTTTATGTGCAAATAGCATATTTACCCCCTTATTTAGTTGAAACAATATAATTAGGAACAGTATGGTATTAAAAACTGCATTATATCAGCCTAAGAAGGTAATACGTACTCAAGCCATGTCTATCAACCAAATCTCTTGTTGTAGCATCTTAAACAAAACCATTCTGTATTATCATCATAAGTATTGTTAGTACCTATGAATGGTATCATGACTGGTTGAGTATATTCTCTATCACAATCATGACACTTATGTTTACCTTCGTTACCTCTAGAATGGTATGTCCTCTTTAGTTTCGCTAGACGCTGAAGTCTTAGTACCTTGCCCACTGTTGCCTCCAATCATTTTGAGTACACCTTTGAACTTAGGTAAAACTATTTCAGTTACATACTTTGTTTCACCTTGTTGATCATACGATCTAGTTTCTACTTGACCTTCAAGATACACAGTAGTTCCTTTGCGTACAAACTTTTCAATGGTAGCTGCTACATTTGGATCCCAACATACAACTCTATGCCATTGTGTTTTCTCTTGCCACTCACCTTGTTTATTTTTATATTTTTCAGAAGTAGCTACTGACATACCAGCAAACTTTTCTTCTCTAGCAGATACTTTTACTTCTGGATCACTGCCAACTCTACCCAGTATTATTACTTTGTTAATCATTGTTACCTCCTAACAAATTGTGTGTGAGTAGGCAATGAAGAACAATGCCCATAGCTGACCTACTCACGATCCCCAGCTATAGGCGACTTATACTGTCTTGCTGATCTTTTTCTTATCAGCAGTACCAGAATACTTTTCTTCAAGTTTCTGAACATATTTACTGTCATCAAACTTACCCATAAATATATCAGAACATAAACCAAGATGACTAAACGCTTTTGTCAAAGCATCTGTCATAGCTTTCTTTGGTGCTTCATCATCAAGTGCGCCAGTCTTTCTGAATAATTTTTGAACAGAACATATTGGTCCATAGTAATCCCATTGTTCAAAATGAGTTACTGGATCAACATCTATTTTATTTGTAGCAACTGATACTTCTGCAAATACAAGTTGATCATTGTAAGTATACTTTACTTTATAATTCCAACCTTTGCCAACTGGCCCAAACATTTCTGTCATTCTCATAATCTGCCATTGTGGATCAATGGTAGTTATCTCACCAAATCCTTTGTTTACTCTTTTAGTAAATCTTGGATCAGTTTCTTTCATCTGATCCCAAATATTTCTATTTTCCGTCATTGTATCTCCATACTTTTACATTGTTTTGAAAACGATTCAAACGCCTATCGCCTGAATCTATTATATATTTCAACAACTTAAGCTCAGTTATTCTGGGCCTAATTGATGTAATATCTTCATTCATAATCTCGGCTACTTCTTCACAAGTAGCACCGTATGATCCTTTTCTTTTGAACACCTCAATAGCTTCTGTTCTAAGTATAGCTGCTCTACTATCAACTTTAGCTGCAGCTTCTTTGCTAGTGCTTTGTTCTTTGTATCCAGCTTTCAGTGGGTACTTCTTCTCCAAAGTGGATTTTAGAATCTTCTCCATTTGCTATCTTCTCCATTAAATTGAAGTCTACATAATCAGCTGGCTCTACTTCTGTTTCAACCATATACCAAAATATATGACAAGCTATCTCTAGCTTTCTTTGAAACTCTTTGTCAGCTTCTACTGTAAACACATTGTATCCCATATTACCTTTTAATATAGATAATACAGCTTTACTAAACCCAGTAACCATCATGTAATGTTGTAACTGAGGATAGTATTTATCTATTGTATTTTCATCTTTCGCAAAAGGATTTATGTGTTTAGCTTCAAACACTTTACCTTTTGCTACTCCATCAAGACTACCATAAATAAAATCATATTGTGGGTGTGTCCATATACTATTTATATTAACAACCCTTTCGCCAGTAACTTCCTGATACCATCGTCTATTAAATTCTTCGGTAAAGATTCCAAGTTGAACTGGCAATACACTTGATAAATCTGGTGGCTCTTGTCTGCCAACTTTCTCAAGCCATAAGTCTTTCCACTCGCCTTTGACAAGACGACTTGCGTCAGTACCTCCAATGCCTCTTGGTCTTTGGGGTGGTTTAAGTTTACCATTTGCTTTTCCCATTTAGTCAACACTCCTTTCATTAATCTGTCGTCGTCTACGAAGTTCTCGTTTATCTCGTTCCAAATCCCTTTGTGACTTCCCATATTTGTATCTCCTCCATATATAATCTTCGATCTTCTTGACCTTACGATTATCAGTAATTTTGTTTGATAAATAATTTTCACAGAAATAAAAATACATATCTGCTTCCAAATATCTAGCTGCCAGTCTCACCACGAACGATCTCCTCGATCGTCTTGCTTCTATGTGATCCATTACCTTTGGTAGCTTCTGTATCTTCCATTGCTGTAACTTGTTGCTTAATGCTTTTAGCAAGTTCACTCCCATAATCCTCCTCTAGTATATCACTCAAATACCACATTGCTTTGAGTATGTCTTGTTTTCCATTCTTTGCTTTATGTCTAATGATATACTTGATAGCATTACCTGTAGCGAAATCTAATCCATTCTGTCTTATAAAAGCAGACAGCTGCATATTACTTTTACTGTAATAATCAGGACTTATGTTACTCATTCTATCTCCTTACAGTTACCACAATACCAATATGTACCATTACTAAATACTAAATCTACTCCACTGCACTTGCAGTTTTTCGGTTTATTATCTTCTTTGTATTTAATCTTTAATTGTGGTGATAATGTGTCAAAGTATGTGCCAACTTTTATTTTTGGTCTACTTTGTTTTCTTTGTCTTTTAATATTATTGTACATTCAAGAGAGTTTGCCCAGCAACAAAATAAGAATCCACTTGGTTTCCGTATACCAACTTCCCATTTTGATACTAGACCTCTAGCACAACCAATAATATCATCAAGCCTTGATTGAGAATATCCTAATCTTTTTCTTTTCTCAATAAACTGCGGTATGATCTCATCAAAAAAAATACCTAGCTCTTTTTCTTTTGCCATACTGTTCTATAATTTTATTTAACAGTGATTGTCAAGTGCGTAGAGGGATTAGCTTGTGATCACCCTCAATCTTTTCCCGTATAGTCAAACCTAATCTGACCAGTACTTCGAAACCACTCTTGAATACCTCAGACATTTGTCCATACTTCATCTTGAGTGTACCTTACAACCTATAAATTGTTGTTCAGTCATACGCTATCCCTGTCTGCATAACAGGAAACCATTGGGGGAGTAGAAAGTGAAGACTATCAAAACCCTTACTACTCCCTAGTTCTGCTATATACTTTCTTAGTAGGCAGTATAATACCCATGAGAAGCCACCTCATTATTCAGCAGAATGTTCTTTATCCAGCTGGTGGATTTGTATCTAAGATTTTCCACCACCAGCTAGGATTCAGTATTGTATCTGTAACCAAGAGGATATCCCATTGGTTTTGACTATCCATACAACACTATTCTTATCCAGCCATAGCTGCTATCTCTCTCGGAGCGAAGCCATTAGCTTTATGTATTTCTTTTTGACACAACTCAATCCAATCATTGCTTTTCATCATATCAACAATCTGTTGTGATCTAGTTCTTGTCATGTTCATAGGCATACCTTTACCTTCTGGGTTACTTGCCCAGTCGGTAGCAGTCTGATAAACCGAATACAAATTCATACCAAACTTAGCCTTGTATCTATCCCATAATGTAGACAGTTGTCTCATTCTGTAATCAGATACTCTAGGGTGTATATCATCTTTGATATGAGCTATTGTATTCTCAAACAAATGTTTGACTTGCCAGTTGTTGACCATTGAATTACTCAATACTTCCAATCTTTCTGGAAAGTTTAGAAACTCATCAATACCTTTCTTGATATCTAATGAAGTTATACTAGCTTTTCTGTTCCAGTTCTTTTTGGACATACCTTGTATCTTCCAATTAGAAGTAAACTGACCATTCATACAAATGATATTGATTGGACCGAATATAAATTGTTCTGCCCAATTCAAGTCATAAGCTGTCCAACTCCATAATCTTAGATTGAACATCTCACCTCGATAGTCAAATTTGTATGCTGGAAAATCCAAGATTCTAGAGAATCTTTTACCAT